GATATTTGACAATCCATTTTTACCAAAAGAATTTGTGGATAATTTGTGTAGAGAATATGCAGGAACAGTTTATTATGATAGATTAATTTTAGGACAATGGAAAAATGCCGAAGGGATTATATATAGGCAATTTGTGGATAATCCTAGTTTGTATATTAAAGACGAAGCAAAAGATGATGAAGGCAATGATATTAATTTTATGATAATTTCAATTGGAATAGATTATGGAGCAACAAAAGGTGAAACGGAATTCAAAGCTAATGGAATTACAAGTTATTTCAAGCAAGTATGGACGCTAGATGAGGAAAAATTAAGTGGATTGCATAGTCCAGAAGAAATGTATGAAAAATTTGTTGAATTTTATGATAGAGTTGTTGCAAAATATGGAAAAGTTACTCATGCTTTTGGAGATTATGGAGCTTTAGGACAAGTTATAACATATGGCTTAAATAAATATTTAAGGCAACATGATAAACCAATACAAGTTCAAGATTGTATTAAAGGTCGAATTGTTGATAGAATTGAATTAGATTGTCATTTATTTGGGCAAATGAGAAGGTTTATATTGAAAAAATGTAAATATATAATCGAAGCATATACACAGGCGTTATGGGATCAAAAACATGAAGATGAAAGATTGGATGATGGAACAACGCCAATTGATGATTTAGACGCAAGTGAATATTCAATTTTTCCGTTTTATGATAAATTAATGATAAATATTGAAGGAGATTAAAAATTATGAAGGAGTTGATTAAATGAAGCTAGAAGATTTTTTACAGATTAATTATGGCTACGATCCTTCTATAAAGGACGCAATTAAAACATATATTAATCAATGGAAAAGTTGGTATCAAGGCAACGTTAAAGATTTCCACAATTATTATATTTATAATGGTCAAAAAAAGACTAGACAAAAAAGATACACTTTAAACATGGCAAAAGAAATTAGTGAAGATTGGTCTGATCTATTATGGAGTGAAAAATGTGAAATTTCATTAAAAAATGAAAAAATACAAAAGCAATTTAATGAATTAGTTGATAATTTAAATTTATATGAAATTATAAATTCTGTTTTAGAAAAATCAGGTGCATTAGGAACAGCTGGAACAGTAGTTAGTGTTTATGATTTAATTGAAAATGAAGATACAATGGTTTTAGATGTTTCTCAAGCTAAAACAAGAGTTGATTTAGTTGATATTGATTGGATTTATCCTTTAAGTTGGAATAATAAAGGAATAACAGAATGTGCTTTTGGAAGTGTTGAATATAACAAAGGGCAAAAATATATTATATTATCCGTTCATAAAATAGGTGATGACAAGAATTATCACATTTACAATCATTTATTTAAAGAAACAAATGGAACATTAACCGAGGTTACAGATCAACAAGACACAACAAAAACTGATTTTGACACAAAATCAGATGTTAAATGGTTTAGTATTTTTAAACCTTTATTAACAAACAATCTATTTGAAAATTCACCTTTTGGAATTCCACATTTTGCAAATGCAATTGATTGTTTAAGGGCGGTTGATATATCTTTTGACGCTTTAAAAAACGAAGTAAATGATGGAAAAAGAAGAACTTTCGTAAGGGCGGATATGTTAAATTATGATAATGGTAAACAAAAAATGACATTTGATCCAGAGGATTTATCAATTTATGTTTTACCAAAAGGAGCAACGAAAGATGATTTAATTCAAAGTGATAGTGAAGATTTAAGAACCGACAAGCTAATAAACACTTTAAATACAAATTTAAATATTTTAGGTAGCAAAGTTGGATTTGGTGAAAATCATTATCATTTTGATGGAAGTAATTTATCAACAGCAACCGCAGTTGTAAGTAGCAATTCCAAATTATTTAGAAGAAAGAAAAAGTTGGAAATTGGTTACGAAAGTTCAATTTATGATTTAATAGCAGCTATTTGTTATGCTTCGAGTAAATTTGGTAAGTATAATATTAATACCGAAAATATGGTAATTAAATTTGATGATAGTATTATTGAAGATAAAGAAGCAGAAAGCAATAGAGCATTAAGAGAAAAAAATGCTGGTATAATAAGTGCGGAAGAATATCGTGAAAAGATATTTGGTGAAACACCTGAAATTGCTAAAACTAAAATTGAAGAAGTTAAAAAGAATGATCCTGATATAGAAAGTTTATTAGGAACAAAAAACGAAAAATAATTTTACTAAATGAAAAAGGAGGAATGAAAAATGGTTTCAATAAGTAAAATAGAAAATACAAAAATTAATCCTGATAATGATTATATTTTAGTTGAATTAAGAGGTTTAGCGGATGATGATAAACCAACTGAAATCAATGGGAAAAAAGTTGATAATGGTTCTGTTTTTATAGAAATTGATACACAAAAAATATCTTTCTATGATTTAGAAAGTCAAGAATGGAAAGAGGTGTAATATGGAAATTGTCGATTATTTAATAGGCAAAAATGCTGGTGGTGGTGGAGGTAGTGCAAAATTACAAAATAAAGAAGTAACAATAACCGAAAATGGAACAAGTGAAGTAAAACCTGATAGTGGTTATGATGGTTTAAAGAAAGTTGAAATTACAACTAATGTTAGTGGAAAAGGAAAGGTTAAATTTTTAAATTATTATAGGTATGGTTCAAGTTCATCAGCTGGTATAACAAGTGCAGAAGATGTAAATAAGGTTTTAGATGATTTAACAAATAATATTGATACTTCATTGGTTACGGATTTTAATACTTGCTTTTGTTATTTTAATAGAAATGATAATGTAGAAATAAAAAAATTTCCTAAATTAGATTATAGTAGTGCTGAAGATGTTATTGGTATGTTTTCTAATGCTCATTTTGATGAAATTGATTTGAGTGGTGAATTATTTCCAGGAATTATTGATATTACAGGGATGTTTTATAATTGTTCAGCAAAAAAAATAAATTTAAAAGATTATGTTGGTGATGATTTAGAATATATTTCAGGAACAAATAAATCAGCAATAAGAAATTAATTTGATAATTGTTTTTATTTAGAAGAGTTGGATATAGATAATATGGAATTATCAACAATTCCAAGATCAATTCAAAGTTATATGTTTAGTGCTTGTGGTAATCGATTACCAGAAGGTCAATATACAAAAGTTTATGTAAAAGACGCAACGGAACAAAGTTGGATTTTAACTAGCACTTCTTCAAAGGGTACTCCAGAAGGATGGTCAACTGCAAATGTAATAATAGCTGGTTCAAGTGATGATCATAGAAATGATTAATTAAAAAGGTGGTGTTTCCATGTTAAGTGATGAAGTAATAGAAAAAGTTATTGAAAGAATAGTTAATAGAATAGAACAAGGGAACACATATGTTTTGCAAAAAATAGGGGAGAGTATCAATAAAATTGGTACTCTTTCACCTACTCAAGCACAACAATTGGAGCAAGTTCTTAAATATGGTGGAGATTATGAAAAAATAGTCAATGAACTTGCAAAAATTACAAAATTAAATGTTAAAGATATATATAAAATATTTGAAGAAGTTGCAAAAAACGATTATCAATTTGCGGAGCAATTTTATAAATATAGAAAGAAAAAATTTATACCTTACGAAAAGAATATAGCATTACAAAGACAAGTTAAAGCATTAGCTAAAATTTGTGTTAAAGATTATATTAATTTAAGTGCTACAAAAATGTTGGGATTTGGTTTTTATGATGACGAAGGCAATTTGGTTTTTAAAGGTTTAAAGCAAACTTACGTTGATGTCATTGATGAGGCAATTTTAAGTGTTTCTCAAGGCAAAACAACATTTCAAGATGAAATGTATCGAATTATTAAAAAACTTGGTGGTAGTGGTCTAAAAACAATTTCAGAAAAGACATACATTGATAAAGATGGAAATGAAAAACATTATGTTAGAAGATTAGATAGTTCGGTTAGGATGAATTTAAAAGACGCATTAAGAAATTTACATAATGAGGAACAAAAAATATTTGGTGAAGAATTTGGCAGTGATGGAGTTGAAATAAGTGTTCATTTAAATCCTGCTCCTGATCATCAATATGTTCAAGGTAGGCAATTTAGCAATGAAGAATTTGAAAAATTCCAAAATGATGAAGATTGTGTAGATTATCAAGGTAAAAAATTTGAAGCAGAATTTGAAGGACATGATAGAAGATCTATTGGGCAATATAATTGTTATCATTATATTTTTGCAATTGTTTTGGGTGTTAGTAAACAAGAATATTCTAATAAAAAATTAAAAAAAATTATTAAAAAAAATAAAGAAGGATTTAAATTTGAAGGCAAAAAATATACAATGTATGAAGGCACTCAATTGCAAAGAAGAATTGAAAGTGAAATTAGAACGCAAAAAGATATTCAAATTTTAGGAAGGGCTGCTGGTGAAAGTGGCAAAGAAAATGTGTTAGAAGCTCAAAACAAGATCACGCAATTGACAAAAAAATATAGGCAATTAAGTGAAGCTAGTGGATTACCAACCAAAATGCAACGAATGAGGGTTTCTAATTATAAAAGGGTTGCAAAAAGTAAATTAAAATGATATTATATATATGTGTTGTAATTGACACGTTTGGTTTGAATTCTTGGTTGTCTTAATGGCAACCATGAACTGATATAATAGTTAGATTACTAATAAAGTATTTTTAAGAATATATACACCTATTCACCAACTTTTTTGGTATTATATCGGTTCATGGGTACTATTAAGTGCCATACATTCGCTAAATTTTATGTTGTCTTTATGGGCAACATTGAGTAGATATACTATCATTTGGCATACTACGTACATAATTCCCATATTAGGGTTTAGATATTATATCTATTCAATGGTGCTTATAAAAGCACTATAAACTGGTTTGCATACTCAAACACACAAAAAGGAACGTATTTACGTTCTTTTTTGTTTGTATATTTACAACATAATATTATTATGATATAATACAAACAAGAAGGGTGAAAATATGATTAGAAAAGCGTTAATTGATCCAAAAGTGAAACATCAAAGCATTGGCGGAAAAGAAATTATTATTGAAAGAGAGATGACAATTGGAGATATCTTGGATGGAGATGTTGATATGTCGATAGCATTGTATAATTTTATGGTAAGAAGAGAAGATTTTTTTACATTAGACTATGATTTAAAAGTGTATTATGGACACGTTGGATTTTTAGGTTATTTTGTTGCAGAAGATGAAATTATAGAATGGTTAGATTAGGGGTGTTGATATGTTTACAAATATGTTTATAAATCCAAATATTATAGACGAAGGAAATAAA